GTCCAGTTTGTTGTGTAGATCGTAGTCATTTCATCCATCCTTTTGCTATTCAGCGTTATTGTTGTCTATGTAGCTATTATGTCGTAGCTACGAAAACATTGCAAGCACTATTTTAATTTATTTCAATACTGATACAATAGGTAAAATTTGGAGCTTTTATAATGACTGATGTAGTCGAGTTTGTAGTAGCAGAATTTCGGGAAATGTACCCGAAAATCACAGCAAGCGATTTGCAACTTGAATCATTCTTTTATGAAGCGGAATTGTTATTTAATAACACTTCTAAATCATGCGTGAAGGATTTGAAGAAGCGTAAAGTTTTGCTCTATATGATTGTTGCTCACTTGGCTACATTACAAAGTCAGGTTGATGCAGGCAATACTTTGGTAGGTCGCCTGTCCTCTGCTTCCGAGGGTAGTGTGTCCATCTCATCGGAATATGGAACTTTAGGGAATAGCGAGAAGTGGTGGGTGCAAACCCCGTACGGTGCGAAGTTTTGGCAGATGACTGCTATTTTTAGAACTAGCCTGTATGTGGTGACGAACTTCCCTATGCCTGTGAATCGTAGATAGCAAAAAGCCCCTTTCGGGGCTTAGTTTATCTCAGCTCCTCCCATGAGGATAGTTCCTTTCCCTTTCCCTCTAGCTTCTTATATTCATCTATGTGGATTCCACAATTTACACAGTATCCACCTTTACTTAGATTGAATGCGTGATTTTCGCAATCAAGATGTCTAATCTCTATTCTGGAAACCATTTTTAATGGGACAATAACACCTCCATTGTTACCTACGACCTCAACAGCAACACTATTTATTCTGTCTGTTTTGTACCACTTACCCTCATTAATCCATGAAGATATATTGGAATCTAGTCCAAAAAATCGTATATTAATAACATTCATGTCTATTCTCCTATAAAGTAAGTTCATAGTAATACTATTATACTATTCACGCAAGAGGTTTTATGAAAAAAGTCGGTTCTCTATCCGCTGCCCTATCGAAATACAAAGAAATGAATGCTTCCGTGCGTGTCGGAGTATTGGAGAATGCAACTTATCCCGATGGCACACCTGTTGCTATGGTGGCTTTTTGGAATGAGTATGGCACTCGCACCTCCCCTGTCCGCGCTTTCTTTCGTACAACCGTTTCAGAACAGAAAAAGAACTGGGTTTTGTCTGTACAGAATTTGATGAAGATGCTCAACAATCCGCAGCAAGTCATGGGATTGATTGGTGAACACATGAAAGGGAATATTGCTCAAAGTATTGCTACATGGTCAGACCCGCCGAATGCGCCTTATACGATTGCGAAGAAGGGATTTGATAAACCGTTGGTGGAACATGGTATAATGTTACGGTCTATTAGTTGGGAAGTGAGCGAAAATGATTGACATGTTTAGTTGGGTTAAAGAATTATTGAGATGCAAAAAGCTTGATGTTGTCCCTAGTGATGCAACTCACTATGAATTAGACTTTAGTGGTGAGCATAAGGTATATTGGAAAGAAGAATGCAATAAAGTATTTCTATGGCATGGTATTTACCATCATTGGCAAGAAATGAATTATGTAGATTTTGAAAAATATAAATCAAAACTCACAGCAATCAATTAAATAAACGCCCTGCCTTGAGTAGGGTTTTTTATTGTACTATATAAAAAATATTATTGAGTAGTACAATGAATCTCAGATCAATAGCCAATACCATAACACGCGGAATTAACCCGAATAACACGACAGCCATACTTGCCAAAAACGACGGCTATACAGTCGCGGCAGGTGGTATCAAAACGCCTAAATATATTGAATCCACTATCGAAATTCAAACACAGTCTATCGAGTCCAAAGACTTGCAACATTTAAACCTGACAGCGCAGCAAGGGCAATATAACTTTGTTTATGCAAATGGTTTAATTTCAGCACAGCGCAGAAACCTAGACAAAGGCGAAGACCTTTTAAAATTCAAAGCCTATGGCGAAGATGAAGTCTCTACATGGAAAGTGACTAAAGTCATGGAATCTTATCCTGATTGGGTCAAAGTATTAGTGCATCGGGTGACGTTATGAACCAAGCAATCTACCTAGAAATATGGAACTACCTCACAAAGCTTTTTAGCTGCCCTGTAGAGCAGGGTTTACAGAACAATTCACCTTTGAGTCATGATGGCATTGTAATGACGCTCATGCCTTACAGTGAAGCATTAGACCAACCGACATACGACAACGCGGATAATATCTCGACCATTCAAAACTCACGCGCATTCATGATGCAGTTAGACTTCTATGGGGAGCAGGCTTTTAATCGTGCTAACCAAGTAGCGGTGATGTGGCGCTCAACCTATACGACAAATGAGTTACAAACCATTCAACCACTGTATAACAATCAAGTTCGTAACATGGAATTTATCAACGAGCAAGACCAATATGAAAAGAGATTTATGTTGGAAATTGCTTTACAATACAATCCACATTACACTTATACAGAGCAGTCGGATACCGACATTTTAGCACCTGATACGTCCGCGCCATTCTAAAAGGATTAAGCATGTTTCAATCAATTCCAGCAAGCGATATTGTCAATATCCTGCCAAGCGCGTTAGCCGCAGGTGGGTCTGAACTATCGCTGAATACGGTAGTCTTTACGGCTGCTTCTAAATTTCCAATTAAGCAATATTTCGATCTTGATACTGTACGTGATGATTTCGGTTCAACGTCTAACGAGTACAAATTTGCTGAAACTTATCTTCAAGGTTTTTCAGGCTCAACCATCAAGCCTTATTCAGTTTTCTTTGCTGAATACGTAAATGCAAACAAAGCCGCAACATTGATCGGCTTGTCCTTGCGCTCAACGACTTTAGATCAGCTAAAATTAGTTAATGGTACCTTGAACGTAACCATTGACGGCACATTGAAAACAGGCACAGTGAACCTTTCTACTGCAACTTCTTTCAGCGATGCTGCAACTTTGATTGCAACCGCTTTAACTGCTGTTGTGACTTTCGATACTCAATTACAATCATTTGTCGTAGCTTCGGGCACAACTGGCGAAACCTCAAGCATTAGTTTTGGATCAGGCACGGCTGCGGATGCATTAGGCTTATCGGAAGTTGGCGGTGCTATTGTAAATAACAATACGGTTGCTGATACTGCCGACTCTGCATTGGAGCGTGTTACGGACGAAACTTTGAACTTTGCTCCTATTACTGGCTTAGGTTTTGACCTTGATTGGTTTAAAGACTTGGCAATGTGGGTCACTAAGCAGAATCACCGTTTCTGGTTGTTCCAATACGGTAAAGAGCCTACCGCTACAATTGCGGGTTCTACAGTAAACTTTGCTGCATGGCTTAAAGAGAATGATGTTGCTGACGTAACACCTATTTATGGTGATATTGAGCATGTTGCATTTGCTTGCGGATCGGTTGCATCTATCGACTTCTCAGAAGTAAATGGTCGCGTAACACTAGACTTCCGTAGCCAGTCAGGCATCAAGGCAAGCGTTACATCTAAGCAAGATGCTAAAGCACTCGAAGCGAACGGCTATGCGTTCTATGGCGCATGGGCTACTGCAAATGACCGCTTTCAATTCATGCGTAACTCTATCGTTACAGGTGAATTTGCATGGGCTGATACCTACGCATTCCAAATTTGGCTGAATCAAGGATTCCAATTAGACGGCATTATTGGTTTGCAGCAATACAAATCAATTCCACCAAATAACGACGGCAAATCTTTGTACCGTGCAATCTTCCAAGATCGCATTAATAGTGGCAAAGCGTTCGGTGGTATCGTTGCAGGCATGAAATTAACCGAGCAACAAAAATCAGTCATCAATCGTGAAACTAATAGCACAAGTGCTGCGTCACAAGTTGAATTAACTGGTTGGTATATGTATGTCGGCGATGCTGTAAATGTGCAAGGTGCAGCGCGCAAACGCTTCCCCGCTAAATTCTTCTACTCGGATGGCGGCTCAATCCAAGGTATCAACATGACTTCTACGGCGGTGCTATAAAATGACAGTGAATAATAAAACCTTAACGGCAGCGAACGTAATTTTTAAAGTTCGCTGCAAAGGATTGTTTGACCAGTACATTGGCTTAAACGGCTTTCAGCCTGACAACTCGACCAACTTCGGTGACCGTACAATCGCCGAAACTCGAATGGGTGTTGATGGAAAGCTGAGCGGTGGTAAAGTCAACAACGTGGCGCAGTTTACAGCTTATTTCGAGCCGAACTCAAACGCTCAAACAGTCATGGATCAGTACCTAGCTTACAATGCTAATCCTGAAAATGACGCTTTAGTTTGGGATATTGATGTAACCTACCCTTCAATCAAAAAACGATATGCAGGTTCGGGCTTTTTAGTGACTACACCATCTGGTGTGACGGCTCAAAAGATGCTTGCGGGCACACAATTCGTTTGGGATATGGATAACTTCGCTCCAGAGGACATCGCATAATGGCTCGTAAAACTAAAACATTGGTGATTGATTCAGGCCGTGACAAGGGGAAATCTTTTCTTATCACGGAAATGCCTGTAACTCGTGCTGACAAGTGGGCGAATACCGCCTTACTTGCCATGCTTCGCGGTGGGGTGGATGTTGGTGGTGTGAACTTCGGGTTGATTGCTGACACCATGGGCGCAGGTGATGCTCCAAAAATTGACCCCATGGGCGGTATGCTTGAACTTGCACATATCACAATTGCAGGCTTGGGCAACGTAACCGAAACTGTTGGTCAGGAATTACTTGATCAATTGATTAATGATTGCGCTCAAGTCATCTCAAGTGGCGGTGTGGTTCGTCAAATGCTAAGCATTGATGATGAAATCGAAGACCTAAAAACACTTTGGATGTTGCGAAAAGAATCTTTCTTGCTCCACATTGATTTTTTAGCAGACGGCAGTTCACAGACCTAGGGCAACGAACAGGGCTGCCATTGAAAGATGACGCACTCGTTAAAAGTCTGAACGTATCCTCTACCGTGTTTCAAGCCCTACAAACAGGGCTTGTTTCATATGTGGAGCTTGATTCTGTATTGAGCTTAGAGGATGCCTTGGATATTATCGAAGTGCATCAAGTTGCAAAAGAAAACGAATTACGCATTAAGGAATTACAACAGGAGTTAAGCGGAAATGGCTAGTAATACAGTCGAGCAAATATTTGTTGAACTCTTGTTGAATGCAAAAGGGTATAACAAAGAAGCGGATGACGCGGTAAAGAAAAGCGAGAAGCTAGAGAAAGGCTTAGGTAACACAGAAAAGCAATCAGTCAAGACAAATAAAAGTTTTGATGGTTTAGTGGGTGGCTTGCGTAAAGCGGTCAAAGGCGTTGCAGGTCTTGCTGCGGTGATTGCTGCTGGTACAGGGTTGCTTAAACTCGCAGAAGAAGCACGTAAAGCCAATGACGAGCTGAACTTCCTGTCTAAAAAACTAGGTATGTCATCGGGCGAAGTGAAGGCTTGGCAGGGTGCTGCTGCTGCAATGGGTGGATCCGCACAAGGCATGGCAGGGGATATGAAGGCCCTAAACAGCTCCATGAATGATTTTGTGATGACTGGTGAATCATCAATGCTTCCAATGTTTAATACGCTCGGTGTGAGCATGGTTGACGCACAAGGGAAGGTGCGTGACACAAATGAAGTATTGCTTGATGTTGCCGACTCATTCTCAAAAATGGATCGTGAACAAGCTGCGCTTATGGGTCAAAAAATGGGCTTTGATGAAGGGACCATTAACACTCTTTTGCAAGGTCGTGATGCCATGCAAGAAATGGTCAATTATCACAAGCAGATGTACACATCCAATAAGCAGGAAATGGAAGCAAGCCGAAAACTATCTGAGAATCAAGCTAAAATGAGTGCTCATTGGGACTCAATGAAGCTCATGATGGGTAATGCTATTATTCCATTGCTTGTTAAGTTGTCAGGCATTGCGCTGAAATTCTTCGAGTTCTTGCAACGTCATCAAAAAACAGTGAAGGCTGTGTTTGAGGGCATGGCGATATTCTTAGGCATGTTGGTTGTTCCGTTGCTTGGAAAGGCTTTGGTGGCTGCATTGCTGTTCATGGCTCCATTTGCTCCATTTATTTTGGTCGTTAGTGCTATTGGTGCTGCTTTTATTGCGCTCTATGAAGACTATAAGACTTGGGCTGAGGGTGGCAATAGCTTGTTCAATTGGGGTGCGTTTAGTGGCTACATTGACAATGCTAAATTCTCGACTGAAAACTTAGGTAAAGGATTCTTGCACTTAATCGGTGATTACAATTCATGGTCAGAAGTTGCGTCAGATGGTAAATCATGGCTTAAACTGAAAGGGTTTATTGATGAAAACGGTGTTTCACTGACAAGCCTGCGTAACGGTTTTGTTAATTTATCTGCCGACATGGTTAAATTTGCAATCCCTACACTCAAAGGGTATGCGTCAATCCTAGGGAAGTTAACAAGTGGGGACTTTAAGGGGGCGATGGCAGAAGCATGGGAGATGGAAAAGAACTATGTTAATAACATTAAAGATTTTGCTAATGCAGTGTGGGAAAGGGCTACAGGCGCAGCGGATATTGCAACAGGTCAGCCTGTGGGGACTCTGAGCAATACGAGTATTATAAATAATAGTGGATCAGGAAAAGCGTTCGAGTTTGGTGGTGGAGTTGATCAACATATTGCAGAAGCATCTAAAAAGTATGGAATTCCAGAGGATGTGTTGCGTGGCTTTGTAAAAATGGAGGCGGGATGGACGGGCGCGATGTCACCAACTGGTGCTATTGGTACAGGGCAGTTCATACAAAGCACATGGAATAGTCTAGTAGGTACGGCAGAGGGTCGTGCAATCGGAATGACTAAAATTGATAAATCCAACTTTAGACAAGCCAATGATCCGCGTCGTGACAAACGCATAAACACCTTAGCAACCGGTCTTTTGGCAAAACAGAATGCCGACATTTTGAAGAACAACGGATTGCCGATCACTGGTGAAAATCTGTATATGCTTCACAATATTGGCCCCGGTGTTATCTCTGCCTTAAAAGGTGGTTCTGTTAATGCTGCAACTGAAAAGGCAATGCGTCAGAACGGTAAAAGATCGAGTGAGAGTGCTGCTCAGTTTGCCAAAAGGCAGCAAGGTATTTTTAGTGGTCACTATGCTACAGCTAATGCCATTTCAACCGGAGCAACCCAAGCCCAGTCCACAATGCCAAAAAACCAGATCCCTGCTTCAATTGCGAAGCCAGCAACCAACAACAAATCGAACAATGTTGAGGTGAATGTGAATAAAATTGAGGTCAATACAAGCTCTAGCACGATGACTGGTGCAATGGGTGACGCTATCAAAGGGCTTGAAAATAAATTCTATCAATTTCCTATGGGGCCACAATAATGACTATGCTTGGAATGCCGAAGCTCGCCAGCGGTTTTAAAGGCTTGGTTTCATCGGGTGGTAATGCTTTAATCGGTCTCGGTGGTGCTGCAATCATTCGAGCCATTTTTGGCAACGTGTGGGGATTGGTGAACGAGTTCGGTGTGCCTGTCTTGCTTGCCGACAACGTGCTAGGTCTTTCGTTTCAAAGTGCGAGCACGATTGTTAATGCACCAATTGAAGGTGGTTCTTTTGCGTCTTACAACAAGGTCGCAACCCCTTCCCAAGCAGTAGTGCAAATGTCTAAAGGCTCAGGGGGTGCGCTTCAACGTGGCGCATTCCTAGCTCAATTACTTGCGCTTGAAGGAAGCACACTAAAGTTCTACGTGATCAGTCCTGAGTTTGTGCATCGAAATATGTGTATTACAAATGTAGATTATGCACGTTCCGCACAAGAAGGCGTACAACTTATTGTGGTCAATGTGAGTCTTGAGGAGGTCCGAGAAGTTAAAGTAAACTATTCATTTGAGGAAGTCGAAGCGCCAAGCGATGCTAAGGCTGTGGATGGTGGGAGTGTTCAGCCTAAAGATGCAACTGCCAATACTTCAATTTTAAAAGGTCTCGCAAACAGAGTTACAGGGCTAATTTAATGATCCTAGAAATCCCATTACAGCAAGTCCCGAATCAGACTTTTGGTGTCACGATTCAAGGTTCAACCTATGAATTGACACTAAACTCAAGATTAGGCGATATGTATTTAAGTGTTGTCAAAGACAATCAGCCTGTAATTTATAATCGAATATGTCAGAACAACAACCCGATTGGACAGTTCATTTTTACCGATATATCGGGAACAGAAAACCCTGCGTATACAGGGTTTAATGATCGGTTTAAGTTGGTGTGGACGGATGAAGTGGCTTAGGCTGCTTCACTGGCAGGATTCAACGTCTGCGATGGCTTGATTGGTTTTTATAATTGCACCTACATCAAACCAATGAAGTTTAGTAGCAATAAGATTTTTCACATTTTCAAGACCGCCTCGTTCTTGGATAAATAAATAACTCTTAACAAGGCGTTTAATTTCCAAGACTTCTTGGTCGCTAAGACTTAATTCTTCATCTAAAACTTGACAATATAATGGCTCATCACTTTTACACCTAGACACATCATATGCAAGACCCCACCCAAACTTTTTAACAAACTCATTGGCTCGCATAATTTAATCCTCAATACTAAAACTTAGGTTTGATAGTGATACAAGAACTCTCTCATCAACACTACCTTCATAATGGCTAATTAATTCCAAAGCAATAGCCATCTTTTTTTCTTTGTAGGCATTAAAAGCATCTTCTTTGTTTTCAAAATAACCAACATGAAGTAGCTTTCCAAAACCATTATTTACTCGAGAATGAAATAATCCATTTCTTTTATTAAAAGACACACCAACAGGATTACCGCCTCTAAAGTTAATTCGATTCACAAGAAATTGATTTAATCCGTTTGGAATAAAAACACAGGTATCCTTGCCATAAATCTTGTTGCCTTGCACCAAAATATCTTTATCTAAATGAAACCCTTTTTCTTTATAGCCAATCTGATCTTCACACCATTCATGAAAGTAGGAAAAATTTAAAAAAGAATCAGATATAGTGCAGCCCTTATAGGTTGGATACTCCTCTTGAAGTTTTGAGTCAAAACACCTCCTGATCATATTTTTCCATGCGCCATAAGATTTTCTTTGCTTTCCATTAATCTCATTAACACTGTATTTGTGATCATTAAAACCAACCTTCATCTCTTCATATCCTCTCGAATTAATTTTTTAACGTATGTGCTGAACTCTTTATCTTTGATGTAAGTGATAATGTCAGCGTCTTTAATTAAACCTAAAGAAACTTTTTTGACTTCTCGACATTGATCGTACTTTTTACGCCTATCCATTATTCACCAAAGTATTTATTAAATGCCCATTTTGGTATTGCTACCCATTTATCATGTTCAGGGCTTAGAGCAAAAAAACCATCTTCTGATTTAAACCCATAACACATAACTTCATTTTTATTTACAAAGCTATGTGTCGCTTCTTTTCTTAAATCGTTTTGCCTGTTTTGTTTTCGTACCATTTTTTTGCACCGTTTAGTGTTTTAAATGTTTTACTTTGACTGTAAGTCATTGCGGTGAATGTTCCATCGTTGTTTGGAAATACACCTAAAGCAACCGATTCATTGTTTTCTTGGTAAATAACTTTGTTCATTTCGATATCTCCTTGGTATGTGCTTATTATGTCGTGCCACGACAATAAAGTATAATTCATAATTCTAATATGCTTATTCATTTTTCTTATGCATTAAAAAACCACCCGAAAGGTGGTCATATTTTAATTACTTTCTTTATTGCATTTCCGACAGACCTTGAATTCCTCATCTGTCAAAATATTAGATTCATATTCCCATGCGTGAATACAAAATAGTTTTCTTAGAAAGCTGATCATATATAACCCCAATTATTTATACAAACCCAAGAATATAAAACCAATGCCCCAAGTGGAGACAATACCAATATTGCATAAAAGTCAGACCGTGTCATGGTCGTTGCTCGCTATCTGACGGCTTGGTCTCAAAAAACACATCAGGCAATTTAACCGCACGCTTATCCGCTTCGGCTTGCATGGCATCGGCATAATCAAAAGCCCATTGAACCATATCGAGATCATCAACATCTTTATATTGAGGGTTAGCCATGTGAAGCATGGCATATTCATGCGCCATTTTCGCTTTATCTAAAATCATTTCTCATCCCCGTAATAAAACTCAATCATTAACTCTAAATTATGAATCGCTTTTAAAAGGTCCTCCTTGCCGTTCTTCTCTTTGTGGCGCGTTACATATTTCACAACATTTGCTTGTGCATAATCAAGTTTGTTTTCTAGGGCGTACTGCATCGGCTGAATTTTAAGGTTTTTGTAGTGACTGCCACCCTCTTGTTTTTGCCATGTTGATTGACGCACCTTCTCAATTTCCGCGTATTGGTCGTTGAGTGATGGCTCATCATCAATAAACGGTAGTTCTTCGGGGTTGGTGTGACGGCTCCATAAACAAACAACCCCATCAAAATCAATATCGCCCCAATGCTTCCAGTCCCAATCATTAAGATCATTTGAAAACATAGTGTCTTCACCACCACCTTTCAAGAAAAATAAATTATCTTTTCTATTATAGAAATTAAATGTTTCTGATCCTTCTGGAATCTCAATCATAAAATTACTAACATGATCGGGCTGCACCGTTCCAATATATGAGTATGTGCCATCGCTATTCTTTCTTAAGTATTCTTTCAAGTTTTCCATAAATCTCTCCTAATCCGACCTCATCACTAATACAGCATGAAGCCCAAAGTTGAGGGCGTGAATTTGGTATCCATTCGCCCTTATATTTAATTACTTTGACGTTGCCGCCGCTTACTTCAAAAATTGCATCTTGTTTGATGCAGAGGTGCATAAGTTTTTCTAGGTTGGTCATTTTGCTGATTGTTGTAAGCAGTAGGCGATAGCCTGTTCTAAAGTTCCACCGCAGCTCAAAACCTCTGAATTATCTCCCATTTTTCGGACTTTATGGTCTTCGTCAATTGTGTTTATCCAAAATAAGTCATTAACATAGATGCACTCACCATCAAAAACCACCTTTGCTTCAATCATTTCGATTGCTCCAAGCAGTAGGCTATAGCTTGCTCCATATCTTCGAAATACTCAACGCGCAAGCCGTCCTTAAAAACATCAAATGGGTAATTTGATTCAAAGTCAAATACAATATGATAGTTATTCACAAATATGCTGTCGTGCTCAAAAATCACTTCCGCTTTAATCATATCAATCTCCTAATCATGTCACTATTGTACCACCAAACTTAATCAATGCAAGCTGTTTCCGTTTTTCTTTTCTCATGATTGCATACTCATTTTTGCATTCATTGCACTTGTACTGGAATGGGCAGGTATTTTGGTAATCCCATTTCTTTTTAAATATTATAAACTTGGTCTGTCCGTGCCTGTCGCACATGCCATTGAAGTGCATCAATCCTGAATCAATTGCTTTTACCATTTCAGCACGATTTCCGCTTTGGCGTTCAAACTTTTCCTTTTGCTCAGGTGTTTGTATCTTTGAATTGTATTTGCGTGATTTCTCTTTCATGCAAGCAATGCACCGAGCTTGCCCTCGACTCCCAACCGTGTACGTGGTTTTGCCATGATAAGCACACACTGCGGTAAACTCGGTCAATCCATTCGCTACAGCTTCTTTACGCGCCTTATTAGCAATGTTCCATCGTTCTTTTCGCTTGATTTCAGCTTCCGTCAATTTCTTGCTTGGCTTGTTTTTCCGTTTTGGTTCTTGTTTTTTCACTGGCTCGATCCACTCGAAATTAGCTAGAACAGATTTCAGTGATTCAAACTGATCTTCTGAAAGTGCTTTACGTGTCATGCACAAGCGAAGGTATGCTGAGCTGATATTTACTAATCTTGACAGTCTGATGATGTCTGATCGTTTTGCGCGTTCATAGAATGGAGCTAACAACTCTGATTGCACCTGAATGGCTTGTTTCGTTTTGTGCTCTTTTTCAATTTTCTGCATTTTCAGTTTGGCTAAACGCTCACGTTCTTTGTTCTGCGCTTCGATTAATTTGTTGCGCTTGAGTGTTTCAGCTTTAGCTTTCTTTTCTTGTTCAAGGTCACGTTTTACTTTTGAGTTATCAACGAATTTAACTTCACCCAATGATTCGCCATGTTTGAGTACGGTTGGTTTGTTGTGCTTTAACCACTCGTCTAAATCAGGGTTTGATTGTTCTTTGACGTAATACATGTCTGGAAGCTCCTGTAAGGTCGGTACAGACGTTTTAATGGGTGGCTTGTACCGATGTGGTGGGTTTGGGTTAAACGTGCGAAATATGGGAAATGGTGCGTAAATCACAACCATATATAAAATCAGCGTCAGTGGTATGAAGAAAGAATAAACCTGACTCATAAGCCGAGATTGATTTAAACACTGGTTGTAGATTCTTGGTGTCACGGTTGCACTTATATCCGAGTGATTCCAAGTGTTGAATAGTTGCGCTTAATTCGCGTTCGTTATTGATCTCGAACTTCATATTTTCGTATGTCATTTCTCTATACTCTCTCTAATTCATGTCACTATAGTATTGTATTTATAGTATATCGTCTAATTACTTTTACTTATATTTACATATAGTATTTATAAGCATCTCTTATAGAAATGCTTTTATTTTATATATTTTATATACCAGAAAAGCTTTATCTCTATAAGATAAACTAGCTTTCTGGTAGTTTTACTACTTTTAGGAACTATTCGCATTTAGCAGATTAAGCGTAAATTTATGTGATTTCACCGTGGTTTTTGGTATAATAAAACCTGCCAATAATGGCAAACCTAAAAAGGATAAACCTAATGACTGATTTCAAATTAAACCTTATTGATTCTGAATTTCGCATTGATTCTCGCCTACTCGCCCCAGAGTTAAATCATCGCCACCGTACAATCTTTGAAAGCATTTTAAAGTATCAATCTAAGTTTGAAGAACACGGACTGCTACCTTTTCAAACGGAGGCAGTGAGCAACGGTGATGCTAGAGGTGTTAAGTATCAAAAGTTCGCATTGTTAAATGAAGATCAGTGTTATTTCCTTTTAACCTTAATGCGAAACAATGACTTTGTTGTTGATAAGAAATCAAAGCTAGTTAAAGCATTCCGACAAGCCAAAGATCAAGTTACCTTGCGTGATATGGCTCGTATCGAAGGTAAAGCAGTTAGACGCACTGAAACCGATGCAATTAAGAGCTTAGTTGAGTATGCGAGCGCAAAAGGCAGTAGCAATGCCAATATGTACTATGCAAACATCACAAGAATGACCAATAGCCTGCTTGGTCTTGATTCTGGAAAACGCGAAACCCTAGATCATAGAACACTTCAACAAATCAAAATTGCTGAAACCATTATTGAAATGGCTATCCGTGACGGTTTAAAGGCTGAATTGCCTTACAAGGATATTTATAAACTGTGCAAAGAGCGTGTTTCTAGTATTGCGGCGGTGTTACTTGGGGGTGTGAAATGAACAAACATAAAAACCATATTGACCCACGCGCCTACGCAGCATTAATGAATTATCAAGTGGAGATTACGGACTGATGAATATTCAGATGTAATGTAAAAGGGTATAACTACTATATATACCCTTAGCCCTCAAACGAGGGCTTTCTTGTATCTCCGTTCCGCATACCCCTTCATCTTATCCCAACTATCACTATTCACCACATAACCACGCTCACCGCAACGAGTGGTACGCTTCCATGACAAGCCGTATTTATCCAAAATCTGCGCCACACTCTTTGAAGTATTCGCAGGCATACCCATGCGTAACAGTTCACCACTCTTTGATTCTCGCCATTGACCGTATCGACTTGGAATTAATTTAAGTGATGCTAACAAGAAGCGATTGTTATTGTCGCTTACACGGCTCACAATTGCGTCACATTGCGATTTTCCGAAGAAATCGGTACTAGGGTTCAGGTCATCGAAAATATTCTTTACAGCGTGAATCTGGGCGTTATAGAACCTACGCAATGAAATATTGTTTTCCTGATCTTCCACATCGAATGAATACCCCAATAAACGTGCGAACCTATCCAGGGTTGGCATGTTTTCAAACATATCTATATTTTCATCCACAATGTCGTGATCAAGGCTGAATCCCAAGCTAGAACGCACCTTAAACGCGATAAGCTGCATTTCTTCATCTTCCGTGGTGTTTTGCTTGCTTTCAATTTCTCTAGCTTTATCTGTGCTAATTTGGTCAGCATTGCGTATTGCTGCGCGATAGGTAGTCTTTAGCTCTTTGGATAGTGCTTTCATTTGCTCAGATAGAGAGTAATCCACATTTGCAACAAAGCCTTGCATCATCTCAAAACAGTAGTATTCCAAAAACCAAACAAAGCCATTGGCAAAGTCAGCCCTGTACATTTCTTCCGTGGCCTCAATGTGCGCCTTAAATTTCGAGTATTCATTTTCTTTCATGGTTTGGCCTTCGAGCATTGCAGCTTGACGCAAACCCAAAAGGATACTGGATGCGTTCACATGCTCATATCGTTTGTTATTGGCCTGTAGACATACGTGATAGTGTGGCACGTAACGAACCCGACCCAGCATTTGAGCGAAGTCACTGAAACAAATTGAATGACCCGATGCCATGCCTGCGATCATCGTGAAGTGTGGATTGCCTTTATGCTCCACTGAAACCCCTGATGAAATAGCAGGGCTTGCAATCACCATTCGATACTTGCGGCTTTCTTCTTCGATATTCTCTAAAAAACTTTTGATCTGTTTGGTTTTGCTGTTCTTTGATGTGATGGTCAATATTTCATACTGTTCGCCAAACATTTGCTTTAGCACTTCTGCACGTTCTGCGCTTTCAACTGAGAACCACACATTGCCACCGTTGTTTAACTCCAGGGTGACTTTGGTCAGTAGGTCTGCCCTCTCGCCATACAAGAAGCATTTTCTTGAGGCGTGAACCCAATTGCCGTTTACGTCTTGCCATCCTTTACGTGGAATCTGCTCAACAATCGTGAATATCTCATCCGGTCTAGCTTCCTGCATGAAATCTAGCGTTGTCTGATCTATCGAAGCATCGGCAACAATGACATTCTCGGAAGTGTTCACTAATTCTTTCAATCCTAAAAAGACTGATTCCTGATTAGCGCCCATGACCTTGCATTCTTTTGATGAAGTGAAGCGGATGTTTTGACTAATCTCATCAATCGCCAGGTTTTGGATCCGACCTACAAACGGACGTAATTGCATAGATTTAATGCTTGGCAAGCAAATAGCCATACGGTCACTAACTTCTGCTTTTTGGCTTGTCATATCATCATAGTTATCAATGCCAAGTTTCTTTGATAAGTCAGCAATTAATGAGCGTCTATGTGCAATTGCCCCAAAAGTCTTGTCTTTGATTTCTGAAAATGGCGTGATGATATTTCGAGTCTTGCCTGAACCCATTGGAGCAAAAACCAACGACACAGGATTAGTCGGCTTAAATTCTTCAAGCGAAGTTACCACAACATGCTCATGCTTGCCCCATGACTGCGGTCTAAGTGCAGTTGTAGCCATACGTTTACGGTTTTGAATCGCCCATTGTACACGGCACATAATGCTTGTATGGGTTCGTGGATTTAATAATGGATGAGCTATAAATTTACGGATGGTTTCAATATTCATGAATGCAGGCACTTTGTCCGACATGCGAACCGCGACCACTAAAGCAGCACGAGCAATATCCAAAGGCGCGTTTGATTCTTCTAGCACTTTTTCAGCATCATCAATGTAAGGTAAATCGAATGCGTTAAAATAATCCGTGTCTGTCTCTTTGGCGCGGTATTGGGTGTTTAAGACAACACGCTCATAAACCGCATTTAGGTCGCCATTTTCATGATATAGGTCGTTAAAGTCAGTCGGCTTGTGTTCCACGCTTGAGAAGATCGGATAAACCACATCGGCATCTACTGAGCATGAAGCTTTGTATGCTGATTTCAATCCTGTATTTGATTTTTTGTATTGGTCATTGTCGGCACAAATAACAATCCGTGATAGTGGGTATTTTTTACGTACATACTTCGCCACATGCTGTAAATTCCCTGCGTCTATACATGCAAGTGTATAAAGTTGTGTTGCTTCATAGAGTGTTGCACCAGTCGCCCACCCTTCGCAAAGTAGAACTGTATGCGTGATTTCTCCAAAGTCGTGGTATACAGCTTGTTTCTCACCTTTGTAGAGTAGCTTTTTATCACCGTTCGGCAAGATACCTTGCATGGATACCAATTCGCCATTTTTATAAAGTGGAACCAATAGCGCATTTTCTTCCGTGCATAGTGTTCCGTTTTCGTCCTTGTATGACCATTTCCCAATTTTGGTATTGTGTGGCATTACGTCCTTTTTGGTTAGGTATGGATGACCATCACATGCCGATGCCTGCGCCCACTTTTGTTGCGCCTGATTCTTAGCACTCGCATAACCCTGAATGACTTTCTTTTGTTCTTCTTGTGCTTCAATTTCGAGTAATTTTTTACGTTCGGCACGTTGCTGAATGATATGTGGTGACACTTCTTTCTTGGTATCATCGAACTTGAATCCACTGTTCATTGCGTAGTGAATAAGCGTTCCTATGCTTACAGGTCGCCCACCATAGCCCTTACGGAATGTTTTCCATCGTGATTTAATGTTTTTGCTATCGTATGACGATCCAAGGCTAGACCAAGCGTTCCAGAGGTCGAAGCCTTGCTCGCCAAGTTCCGAATATAAAGCCATACCGACACGAATCCACTGTTCTGAGTCTTCATAGTCAATAAAACTTAATGCTGTTCGAATCGTCTCGACTGACAGCCCTTCAAAATCTTTCTTCACGCTCAACCCCAAAATCGTAAATTTTTGTCTTAAAGTTTGACAATTGTATCGTTAGTGATACTATTGTATTAATACTAATTAAGCAAGTAAATTTAAAGAGAGACATTATATGAACTTAATCGAAAAATTAGGCTTAGAGAAATGTAATCAGATTGTTGAGGGTGCGCCTGATTGGTCCAATAGCTATGACTTAAAAGGAAAAGATTATTGGAAGGGTGGTGTATTTGCAACAGCTGTAAGTATTGATGACCTACGCACCGCAATTGCTAACCATGAAAAATGTCAGCATGAATGGAATGAAACCACCAGCAATGGAGATGCCTATAGGTTCTTTGTTTGTAAGCATTGTGACAGCACGCAAAATTATGTGCCTTTCAAGGACGACAATCCCTCCCATTTTGACCATTGCAGCGACATCAAAAACCACATTAGACCTTTGACTAGAGTGATTGAGGGATGAAATTGACCAAAGCTCAACGCGAGCAACTTAAGAATAAATTTGGTGGGCACTGTGCTTATTGCGGTTGTGATCTAGGTGATAAATGGCATGCAGACCATATTGAGGCTGTTAAGCGGGACATTATTCATGTTGGTGGTGGCAAGTTGGTTTCAGGTGAAATGACTCGACCGCATTTAGATACTATTGAAAACATGAACCCGGCATGTGTGCCATGCAATTTGAATAAGTCTTCAATGTCTATTGAGGGGTGGAGAGGTGTTTTGGGTGGTTATCGCAAGGCTCTGATTCGTGATTCACATACGTTTCGTCATTCATTGCGTTTTGGTTTGGTTGCATTCACTGACAAACCAGTGATGTTTTTCTTTGAAACGTACCAGCAAGGAACACCTGAAGCTATTTTGGAGGCGCAACGTAATGGATGATTTTAAGGATGTGGCACACAGGACCGTTGTTGAATTATTTGATTTAGCAAAAGAGCAACAGGCTGAGATTAAGCAACTTAAAGCCCAACTCAACAACATGGAGGCTTGTTATATCGAGAAGAAGCAGGTTGAGGCTGTTTCACAAGTGCTTTGCGAGCTTAAGGAATCTCTAAAGGATTTTCAGGAAATGGATTTATACGACAAGGGGTATCGAGTTACCACTGAGTATGTAATTGCTGATTTAGAACAAGCACTGCGAGGTGAACATGAATAAATTTCAGCAAGAAACAGCCGTTCTTTTAATTTCAACCGTCATTCTTTTTGCAGAGTTCAAGACCACAACATTAGGCGTGTTGATGCTTATTTTTATGGCTTGCTTTGTTGTGTCTTCATGGGGAAATAGAAAATGAAAGAGATTGAAATGGGCGACCCTAAAGAAGTTGAAATGCTGCTTAAAAATGGCGGTTTCTTGGAAATGAATCTTACTGAGTTGCAGCGAGAACATGCTGAACTTATTGCTTTCAATACAAAATTGGAACGAAAACAAAAGAGTGCCGAAAAAAACGCAAAAAAATACATGCGTAAAGTTTTAATGATTGCTGATCTTTTACGTGATTGCAGCGATCAAGAAATGACCCTGAAAGCTATTCAAACAGTAATAGATCGGGCAGGTGAACAATGAAAGCCAACCTAAATGACGCGACACATTACAACGAAAGAACTGATGAATATTGGTTGCTTGAAGATGGCGTTTATTACTTGTATTTAAATGGTTTTTGGCAAGTAGCAAGACCTAAATTTAATGGGATGGTGGAATTGTGAAAGCAAATGAGTATTTCAAGAAGCATGGCTATAGACACTGTAAATCAGCATGTATGCAAAATGGCTGGTTGAATACTGGATTTTGGGTGCAGTTAAAACGCCTTGTTGAAAGTCATGATCGGCTAAAAGAGGAATACGGAACGCTCAAGAATGCCAAAGAGCATTTAAAAACCATAAACAATGAAGCTGGATGGAATAGTGTTTCATCTCTTATTGCGGATGTGGAGTCATGCAAATGACCTACACCCTTCGACCATACCAACAAGAAGCCGTAAACGTGGCTATCAATTGGGTTCGCAAGCATTCAGAACCTGCAATCATGGCGCTTGCGACAGGTTCAGGCAAGAGCCTGATTTGTGCCGAGCTTGCAAAAATACTCGTCAAGATGAGTAAAAAGAAAATTCTTTGCTTATGTCCGACGTCTGAGCTTGTTCAACAAAATTATGAGAAATACCTTTTAACAGGTAATGAGGCATCCATCTATTCGGCATCAATTGGTAAATCATTGCGACATGACGTTGTATTCGCTACTGAGGGGACGTTTAAAAGTAAAGCCTTAGAACAGGGTGAAAACTTTTCATGTGTCATTCTGGATGAAGCGCATCGCATCACCCCCACGATTAAAAAGATTATTTCTGACATGAAGAAAGGTAATCCGAATTTGCGCTGTATTGGTATGTCGGCTTCACCTTATCGGCTCGGAACTGGCTATGTGTACGAGATGGATGAGAATAATCAATTGGTTGATGAAACTGTAAAGCCTTACTTCAAGAAACTGCTTATCACTATTGGCGGCAAATTCCTGACTGAGCAAGGCTACTTAACCCCCA